CATCTAGAAGAAATTGTCAAGTGTGGTTACTCTTGAATGTCTAAATAAATCTAAGTCGGAATGTACAGAATGAAAACACCATACATTTTCTATGAACAACATATTCATAAACTCTTGCAATTCTTCTTTTGTTTTAAACTTAGCATTACCTTGTGGTCTTTGCATGATTCTCATGCCAATCTGACCAATAAAATAGTCTGATAAAGAATCAACTAATTCATCACAACTATAATATCTTTTACCTTTTATTTTAGGGTCCATGATATTTACAAATAGAAAACCATTATCTGATAAACTCTTATGACTATTTAGTGCAACTGGTAAATAGAAATCATCACGCCACTTTTCATACTCATTGAATTTAGACCATGATTGGTCTTCTTCATGTTCACCACCTTTATTATATTCTTCTGTACTAAAATAAGGTGGACTTGTAAATGCACAATCAACATTATTGATTTCATCCCATGGTAAATCTTCTGCACCACATCTATAAATTCTAACTTTCTTTTTACCCTCTACACCTATAAATGAAGCACTATCTTTTGTAGTTTGTCCTGCATGTATCTTAACATCTTTATTACCTAAAAGTTTTTCATAAGTTTCAATCTGATGATAATACTGATGAAAAGTATTTGGATTGGGGTCGCAACCAATATATTCTTCAGCGTCTGAAGTATAAAAACCTGCAAGTCTATCGCCCCAGCCACAACTTGTATCCAAAACTTTTTTAGCGTCTGTCATTTGATATATTGCCTTTGCAACATTAGGTTTAAATTGTGTTGCAATATATGTACCCAATCTAAAGGCACTCATATAACTTGCATTAGTTAATGAACCACCTCTAAGTTTTTCTTCGCCATCAATATTAACTTTTTTCATATTATTAATACCACGCCAAATAGGACCTAAACACTTCCAGATATCTTTCGCTGTGCCTTCAGTCCATACTTGTATAGGTGCTTCAAATCCATAACTACCACAATTTAATCTTAATGGTTGATGAAAATAATTACTAATAGAATTGTATGTACTAGGACCATCAATTAATCCTAGACCATGTTCTTTAAATGGGTATTTGTAATCTTCATATTTTTCAAATACTGTCTTATCTATATTTTCTATAGGTTTTATTATCTTCCATATATCATCATTCTTCAACTCATTGAATAATTTTCTAACATCTTTTTCTGTTATTTCTTTTAATGGAAACTCAGGTCTATTCTCTGCAATATAATCTGCCAAGTCTAATCTAAATTGTTCTTTACCTATTCTATCTGTGTGATGTTCAAACTCACTCTGATTCATTATAGGTAAACCATTTTCATCTGCATATTCTTTTAACCAATCGCTCATCCGAAAAATGCCTCCAAACTTGCTTTCTTTTCAACTTCCCAACCAATACTCTCTAATATAAATGATAGAGGAGTTATAAATGTTTTTTCAAACATAATGTCTCTATCAATATAATCATTTAAATTAAATTCTCTAGGTAGTTTTGTAATGTAACTTATTACATCATACTTAAAAGGATTCCTTTCTTTTAGTTTTATAAACTTAATCTTATCACCTTCTTGGATTTCAGGATAGATATGGTCTATCTTATGTTCTTTTATTTGATGATTATAAATCAATGCACCTTTTACATGTATAGGTGTGCCTTTTATAAAAATATCTTTTGTACTTTTATACTTTCTTAGATTGTTACAACTTCTAGGAAAAGATATTTGTTCAGGTGTCATCTTATTAAATTCTTCTCTAAAGTCTGCAACAAATTTTATAAGTGTATCATTATCTTTAGTCATCATGATATCAATTGCCTCTTTAATTTTACCACGACAAACTTCTGGTGTTGAAGATTTAACTGCCTCAATACCCATAATTTTCATTTTAGGTTTTGTAAGTCTGATACCTTCATCATCTAATACATGCAACATATATCTTTTCTTAGCAGTCCATATTGCCTTATCAGATATAACTTCTCGTTTCATAACCATTCTTTGTTCAAATGCGTTAGTATAATCTGCCAACTCATTAAAACATTTTTCAATAAATGGTTCTATCTTTTGTTGTGCAACTTTATCAATGAAGTTTACTTTTTGGTCTATTGTTTTATCTTTACATGTTTTTTCTACTAGACTATCTAATTTAAGATAGATAGAATCTGTATCGGATGCCACAATATAGTCTTCATTTTCAGTCTGTAAAATCTTATTCATATATTTGTTTACTTCAGTTTCAATGTGTCTAATAACTAATTGACCAGATGATGTAATTGCTGTTGCCTGTCTGACATCATAGTATCTGAAGTATTGATTACCGATAGCACCATAGGCACTATTCAATGCAATCTTTTTTGCCCATTGAATGTTATGACATCTTGCAATCTCATTTTTATATTTGTCATCACCAGTTTCTTGATGAAGTTTTTTAGCCTCCATCATTTTCTTTTTGTAGACAACTCTATCTTGATACATCTTATCTAATAGCCTAGGTAAGAAACCTGCATTATCTCTTTTAAAGACTGCACCATTAGGTGCCATACATACATCTTTATTTTTTAAATGTTCAAGATTTAATTTTCTAGATAATAATTTATTTACAGATGTGCCTTCTGGATTCATACCAACTATTTTTTCTGGCGATATATTATACTGCATAATCAAATGAGGATAAAGTGAATTGATATCAAATGATACAATCCAGTCATGCATACCTGTCAATGGTTCTTTTACATATGCACCATCATACTTTGTATCTTTTACTTGTTCAGATTTTTCAGGTACTACAATATGTTCTTTTCTTAAATAGTTATAGATTAAAACATCCCACACTCTTACTTGTGAGAATACATCATCATAGTTTACTTTGGCCTCATATGCCATTGTTAATATTAATTCAATAAGTTTTAATTTATCTTCTAGTCTATCAACGATTTCTACATCTTGTATGTTATAGTCTACAAATGATTGAAAGTCTTTTGTGTACCACTCTCTAAAAGTTTCATATGGCATTTCATCTTTACCAATACCTAATTCAACTTTACCGATATAATCTAGTTTATAACTTTCTTGTCTTGTTGGTATAAACTTTTGATATAGGTCAATGTAATCTAACATTGCAACACCCATAATATTATATACAGTTTTAGGTCTACCTCTTACAATAACCTCTTTCTGTTCAACTAATCCCCAAGGAGATAGTTTGCGAATAACTTTATTGTCTGTTAGTCTAGATATTCTGCCTAGTAAATAAGGTATATCAAAAAACTTACAGTTCCAACCTGTAATAATATCAGGATAGTTTTTCATCCAGAAAGACATAAACTCTTTCAATAATTCTTTTTCTGAATTACATCTTACATAAGTTACATCTTCTTTATCGGTTTTAAAATCGCCTGTACCCCATGTTATAATCTGTTTGTTAGTTTGATTCTTAACTGTTAGACATAACAATTCTTCAACAGGATTATCTACATCAGGAAATCCTTCTTCACAACTTGTTTCAATATCTATTGTAAAGATTTTAATTTTATCTTTCTGCCACTCAACATCATCTTTATATTCATTTGCAATATATTGATATGCAAATCTTTCCATACCGTAGATAGGAGAATTAGAGTTATCATAACTCTTTCTAAATTCTCTTGCCTTTACGATACTGTCGAATTGTGTTGGTTGTAGATATTGACCTTGCAAGTTTCTATGTTTAGATTCTTTATTTGTTAGTGTAAAGAATGTAGGTTGAAAGTCTATCTTTTCTTGAAACTCTTGCCCTTCATGTATACCTCTAACAAATAACTTACCTTTGTATTCAACTATGTTCTTGTAAAAATTCATCAAGTAATCAACTGTTTTTCTACTTGTACTATACCACCTGTATTTTGTGTATATGTTTTAGTTAATTCATCTGTAGGTTCAACACTTGTAACTATGTTGTCTTGTTTGAATGTAACTTCATCACATTTGCCATAAGGAATATAAGAATGAAATCCAAGAGTTACAGGTTTACCTGGTGCCTCTTGTTGTGGAATAATCACAAAAGGTTTTTCTAAAACCACATGTGTTGAAATACCATTTTCATCAAATAGTTCCTCTTTAACTTTACCTATTATATCTTCGCCTGTTGTCAAACGAAATAGATTCACATCTGCCATAATTTACCTCACTTGTTAATAATGTATTGTACTATAAAAAGACTTATTTGTCAATGGTGTACGGACTAGTAACTATATATTTTCTACTAGGGTCTACCATAACATTAAGTCTATTCATAAATTCTCTATCTAATAATATATGTGTTCTATTTTCTCTATCATCTAGAGTAAACTCAACATCTGTATATAATGTACCTGCAAATTGTACATCTAGTTTAATTAAGTATCTGTCTTCTTCATAGTCTCTTAGACCACCTACTTTTATTTCTTCTTGTCTAATTATATCTGATGTTATAGTTTTATTATATAATGACCATGTTACTTTTTTACCTTTGACTTCCATGTTCTCTGCATGTATAACATTTGTACCACTATTACCTGTATCAAATTTTGCAACAATATCGCCAAAAGGTTTTATTGTCATGACTTCTTTATACCCACATTGTGAAGGTGCCTGTACCCAATTATTTCTATTTGTAAAATATTCTAAAACTTCTTTACTTATATTTCTACCTGTTGCCTCTTCCATACCCTCTGTGCCTGGTGATGAGTTTACCTCAATCATAAATGGTGGTTCTTTCTTTCTATCTTTTGAAGGTATAAAATCTACAGCAGTCCATAAACCATTTACTGCTTTAGAGGCCTTAATACATTCTTCTATTTCTAATTCTGTTAATTGTATTTCTTCTGGTTTAGAACCTTGTGATACATTACTTCTAAAATCACCTTCTACTACAGGCCTTTTCATTGTTGAAAGAACTTTGCCACCTAAAACTAATACTCTAACATCATAGTCTGTCTTAATATATTCTTGTACTAATAAATCAGCATCCTCATCTTGTTTATTGATTAACTGTACAATAGAATCTAGTCCTATTTTTGATTCAATAAATAAGACACCCACACCTTTTGACCCTCTTAATGTTTTCATAATTACAGGAAAGTCTGTATCTAAATTTTCAAACGCCTTTAAGGCATTTTCTTTATCTGTTATTAGTGAAGATTTAGGTTGTCTTAAACCATAATCAGCAAGTTTGATAGATGTTCTATATTTGTCTGTGCATATTTCTATACAGTCTCTACTGTTGATACAACATACTTTATCTTTTTCAAACATAGATATAATATCCATCCAACTGTCTCTGCGAACAACTGAACCTCTAAATATCGCAATAGTATTTTTATCAACTACAAAACCTTTTTCATCATCTTTATTGTGTAGTCTTCTGATACCTTCTTCTGTTGATGTGTACCCACCTGTAAGTTTATACAAGTAATATTTCCACCCTAACTTTTTCGCCTCTTGTTGAAGTCTATCTGCCGTGTGAAAAGTTTTTGCTTGTTCAGGCTCATCTGTTATGATTACTAGTTTAGGAGTTTCAACTGCCTCACTAATAAATTCATTAAAACTAGGTACTTTCATCTTCTACTTTTTTGCCTATGTTATATTTTGCTGATAGTGTCCACTCATGTTTTTCTTTAAAAGGTAAAACCTTTATCTGACTTAGAGGTGCCTTGTTTTCAGATTCCTCTTTTTTAGTTATGTCAATTAAGTTCCAATCTTGTAACAATATCGCAATTGTATTTCTTCTTTGTATATCATTTTCAGATAGTGTTGCTGTCTTGCCGTCTAGTGCAAATAATTCTTTGAAGTGTACAATATAATACTTTCCTTGTTTATGTAGTATATGACATGACTGATATAGTATTTTGTCTTTACGACTTGCAACACCTATTCTTGTTAAAGTTTCTCTTACTTTTAAAAAATCATCAGGTTGTTTGATTGTAACTTCGAGCATGTTATCTTGATTCCATTCTATCTCATCATTCATTTTCTTCTTCTCCCACCCTTATCAATAGATAATTTGATTAATTCAATCTGCTCTTTAGTTAGTATTGATAAGGCCTCTCTTGCCTTTTCGTTGCTATAATCATAATATTCTTTGACATATTCTATATCTTTTAAAACATTTTGTTTTAGCCACTTACCACCAAATCGCTTCTTTTTTCTTATACTATTTATGAAAAAATTAAACTGAACATCTTTATCTAGAAAGTGATACCCATTCATCTCGTTTGCCTGTGCAATACAATCATAAAACATAGACAAACATTTGTTGATAACAAAGGGTGGATATTTCTTTGTCCACTCTGTATCATCAGTATCGAGAAGTTTTTCTTTAGAAAAATTTATTGCATTTAAATAATCACGAAGTTCGTAAGCCATTATTTAAATTTACATCCTGCCATAATCTCTGTTAGACATGCAACCATATTAATCTCTTGGTCAGCGACAAAAGCTGCCTTGTATTGATAACCTGCGATTATTAATATTGCCTGTGGTATAGAGTTTGGCGATAACGATTTATAAAGTACATCATAGATACTTCTAAATAAAAACGCTGGTTCTTTATCTAGATTCTGTACGACCCACTTTCTCATATCGTTAAATCTCTTTTCTTTTAGTGATGATATCAATTCTTTATGACTGACTTCAGACATAGAGAACAATATGCCACTATCTATTTTGCCTCTTACAGAATATCTTTGTAATTCATTTATTGTCCTTCTGAAATCAGGATAATGTTTTTGAATTAATTCTGCAAGTATTTTCTTATCAAAAGGTACTTCTTCATCTTCTAATATTTTAGAACATCTTTCCATAAATGCTGTTGCTGTTTTAACTCTTTGACCATTTACGATTCTAAAGTCTATAACAGTACATCTACTGTGAAGTGGTTCGATAAGTTTTGCTTTGTAGTTACATGTAAATATAAATCTACAATTACTATGAAATGTTTCTAAGAAGTTTCTTAAAGCAGGTTGTACAGAATCAGCATTTGTATAATCTGCCTCATCTATGATTACTACTTTATGATTGGCATCCTCTGTTAGAGATACAGTACTTGCAAAGTTTTTAATCTTTGTTCGTAATGTATCAATCTGTCTGCCTTCATCAGAACCATTTATAATAATATAGTCTGCACCTAATTCTTCACACAAGGCACGAGCAACAGTAGTTTTACCTGTACCGGCTGTGCCTGATAATAATAGATTAGGTATTTCCCCTTGTTTTAAAAACTCACTAAAAGTTTTCTTAGTATCTTCGGGTAAGATACAATCTTTGATTTGTTTTGGGCGGTATTTTTCCACCCACAAGAAATCTTGTGCCATAATATAAACCTCAATTTAGTTAAATTTAAAATGTTGAATCTGGTTCTAGTGCAATCCAGTATTTAACTGGTCTAGTACGATTCACGAAATGACTAATTTTTTGTGATGATAAAGCAACATCATAATCATCTGTAACCATTTTAAAGTTTTCTGCCTTGAAGTATGCTGTAAATTTCTTATCAGATTCACAGATATACACAGAGTAAGTATTAGATGATTTGTTTTTCTTATCAGTAGCAATCATTTTAATTGATGTGCCATCACCTATTACTGCGACATCAGGTAAACCTAATGTGTTAATACCTTTCATTAGTTTTTCGAACATATCTTTTTTGAATGTGAAAGAAACAAATGTATCTGGCATTGTTATTGATTTTGTTGGTGCAACAATGACTGACTTATCAGCAAAAAAGTATTTGACTTTCTGTTTAGAATTTACATCTGCGATATCTACATGTGTTTCACCATCAAAGTCTAAAGAAGGTTTTTGAAACATGTCAATCGCCCTTAGAAACTCTGGTAAATCATAGATAGCAAATTCTTTAGGAATCGTATCAGAAATATCAGCTTCTGCTAATATGTTTTTCATTGTTGATATTGTTGTTAATGTAGTGCCTTCTTTAACTAAGATATTCTGATTGATATCAGCAAAGTTTTTTAAGACATTAATTGTATCACTTGATAATTGCATAATATATTCTCACTTGTTAATTATATATGTTGTACATTATATACCAACCAGCACGATTTGTCAATGCTGGTTGGTACTTAGTGTTTACTTAATTTTGATTACTTTAGGTTTCTTTTCTTCAGGTACAACTCTTTCAAGTTCCACTCTAAGAAGACCATCTTTCAACACAGCGTCATTTACAACGACATCCTCTGCAAGGGTAAATACTCTTTTAAATGCCCTTTTAGCAATGCCTTTATGAATAACATTATCCTTTGGTTTATCTTTGCCAGGTAAATCAGATGATTTAATTGTTAAAGTTTTATCTTCAACGATTACTTCAACTTCTGCCTTAGAATAACCAGCCAATGCAACTTCAACACAATGTGTATAATCACCTGTCTTGACTATGTTGTATGGTGGATAATTTGGTTGTTGATGTTCTAACAATGTTTCAAAATGTTTGAATACATCATCATAACCTATTGTAAACGGATGTAATGAACTAAATACCGTCATAGTTTCCTCCTTTGTTAAGCAAGTTTAGTTTTAGAAGCCCCTTTATGGCGACCTCTAATTCTATTTATAATAGATTTAACTCTAGTATAATGAATATTTCTAAAAAAGTCAATGGTGGTTGTTACTAAAAATAATGATACAAACACAGGTAATGCATTTGTATCTTTATCATAATATCCAAAGTCAAATAATAGTCCTACTATTATAACTGTTGGTAGGTAACAAGCTACACTTATTGCAACTAATCTAAAAATATAGTTTCTAATTTTTTTTAGAATTTCCATTTTTTTAATCAAAAATATTTAGTATTTAAAAAATCTATTTTGTGTTAAACTTTTGTTAAGTTTATCTTCTCATCTTTGATAAATCTTTCGCATGTTCTTCATCAAAAATAGGTACAAGATTTGACTTGTGTAATATACCAATACCAATAAGTTTTCTTTCACCATCATATACTTTAGGTTCTTTCTTCGCACACACATGAGGTTCTACTTTAGTTTCTGTTCTAGATGGTGTTACTCTATTATTAATCATAGGTTCGCCTACATATTGGCCTCTGTCTTTCTTTTTAGATTTGAGTTTACCGAATCTGAATTTTATATATGTGTCAAAATCCATCACCATGATAGGTGCTAGATGTGGGTCTTTTTTATATTTCTTATTATGAAGTCTATGGTCTTCTTTTAATTCGACCATCTTCGCCTTCGTAATTTTGACTTTTGTTTTCTTGGTATTTAGGCTAGTCATGCCTGGCACCAAGTGCATACTTTTTGGCATATAGTCTATATTATAGGATACTTTGAAATCTTTGTCAAGCTATTTCTTCACTTTTTAATCACAATAACCATCATCTTCTTGACTTCTGAGACCAATATATGTTCCACCCTCGTTTTTGACTGGTTTTTCATCAATATATTCTCTCACAATATCTTCTTCTACACACTCTTCCCCATATTGACACTCTAGAATATGAACAGGTTCATCTGATATATTTTTTGCATGGTGCCATTGACCAATAGGTATTAAAAATGATTGTTGATGTGCCTTGTGTATAATACCATTTACAACTACTTCACCTTTCATGACATACCATAATTCGTTTCTCTTATTATGATACTGATTTGATAATGATTTGCCAGGTTCGATTACTAATTGTTTTACTTTTACTTCTTTACCTATTTCATGTATTACTCTATAGTAACCCCAATTTCTTATTGTTCTTGTATTCTTAAAATCTTCTAGAATTGAACTAGATGAATTTTTCTTATAATCACCACCTACACCAAATTCAAAACTAACTGTTTTATCTTTTTTATATTTTTCTAATTCTGGTATGTTTTCTTCTGTTCTATCACCCCCATTACAAAAAGTTAATGGTATATGAAACTTATTATTAAATGGGTCCTTGTATAACTCTTTTACTTTTTCTATTGCATGACAAGCTGTATCATCTGAATCATCAAATGTAATAACATGGTCTACACAATATAATTCATTTAAAATTGCAACTCTTTCTTCTAATGGCATAAATGGTCTACCTTTTTTTCTTGTTAACCATTCATCCGAGTTTACACCTACAACCAAATACTCTGCTAAATGGGATGCTGATTTGAGATATTGAATATGGCCTGAATGTATTGGGTCAAAACCACCTGTTACAAGTGCAATACTTTTAGGGTGATGTCTATGTCTATTATCTGTTATTTTCATTAATAAACCATTTATAAAATTTTTTATCTGCAAACCATAACTTTTTTACACTCATGGGTACAATGCTCATATGTATAAAAGATTTAATTAATTCGTAATCTTTTTCTCTAATCATTTTTGAAATATAAATGTAGGTTCAAATTTTCTACCTGCAATATCTGGTCTAGTAAACTCGCCCATGTATTGTTGTTTTTGTTTTACTTCTGTTACACCATCTAAAGAACCTTGTTCTACTTTACCTTGTTGAGTAGATAAAGATAACCACCAAGTGTCTGTATGTTTAAAACCAGATTCAATTGCAAGTCTAACTGTGTCTTCTTCAAATGTTTTATATTGTTTTGTGTTTGCAACATTTAATGCAAGATACTTACCTGTCTTTAATCCTTTGTATGCATTTTCAATTGTCTTTCTTAAAAACTTTTCTTTCCATATTTCAGATGTATCAAACTTAATACTTGACTGTTCTGGTTCATCACCATATGCTTCCCAACCAAAGTAAGGTGGACTTGTAAATACAAAATCTAAACTTTCATCTTCAGGTATATAAGTCTCACTACCTTGTCTAAGTAATGTGTATTGTTTATCACAACGACCATAGTCATACATAATTTTTTCTAATCCTTCGTAAGTAGGTATACATGGGTCTGTGCCTACATAATTAACACCTGCTAAAATAGCACCAAGTAATCTACCACCATAACCCATACTAGGGTCCCAAACTACTCCTGCCTTTGTGCCTTCAAGAGGACTATCTACATCACAAAATATATTATACATGGCGGCTGCGGCTGTAGGTCTAAAGTTAGATACCATCTGTGTGCCAGAGTATCTTCTTAACATTGACCTCATATCTGAATCTGATACTTCGTAATGTTCTCTTTTTGTAAAGAATGTGCCTGATAATATTTTGTTAATACCTTTCTTTAAGTGTTCTTCATCTTCCCATATTTCCATAGGTGTTCTCATCTTACCACACTTTATTGCCCAAGCATGTTCCATGTATGACCATGCAAGTGATAGACCATTAGGGTTTTGTTTGATAATCTTTTGTCTTCTGTCTATAATAGATTCTAGTTTTGTGTTCATTAGAACACTAAATTTTTCATCACGCCACTTTTTATCAGTATTATAATATGGAAAACCTCGTTCCTTAAATCTATTATAAACATCTATGATGTCTTCATTATTTGCCATTACTTTACTCATTAATTTTTTTCATTAGTTGTTCGTTAAAGGTATCATAAATTTCATCCTTTGTCAAGAGTGATTGACTATGTGAATAATTTATTTCTTCAAACTTATTTTTATAATCCACATCAAATATCTTGTCTTGAAATTCTTCAGCACTTTCTACTCTTTGCCAATCATCTTTTACTAATATACCTGTTGAATCATAATCTTTATATACCATAGGTATTATACCACATGCAATCGCCTCATGATATCTAGATGTTGTTGCTGTATTGTCTTTCCAATTGAAACATAGTGTATATCTTGATTTTGATAATGGGTCTAATATATTTCTCATCTTATCAGGTTTCATATCTCTTTTAACTGTAGAAAATCTTCCTATAAATCTTGTGCGATATCTTCCCATACCTTCTTGCAAGTCTTTCAGTATGGTATGTCTTTGGTCACCACTTTCTACACCACCTACATCCCTTCTTTTTTCGGTACCCCAATATGAAAATAAAAAAGGTTTTTTAGATGTATCTATGTTTTCATCTTTTATAAAATGATATTTTAATTGATGTAGATTTCCAGGTATATCTGTTTCATCTATTGTAGAAAACTTCCCTATATGATTATCTTTAAATGTATAATTTCTATATAAATCTTCAGTATCACCTCTGTCTGAACGGAGTATAATAATATGTTTATTTTTTAATTCAGGAAAATGTTCTTTAATTGCTGTAGTAGATTTCTCTAAATTTTTGGGGTCAATATAATTAGGTATATGATAATGAAATTCATTTTCACTAGGTATTATTATAATATCACTATCTGATAAGTGTTCAGGATTTCTACGGTTTGCTTTATTAAAACCAAAATTATAATATCCATAACTAAATTCAGGATGGTCTAATTGAAATCTATTTAGTAGATAACAAAATGAATCTATTATACAGTCTAGTGGTCTTTTATAATTTACGCCACTTCTTAGTCGTGCAATTGATATCTTCATTTGCCTACATTCCAAAATAATGAACCTGGTTTTGCCTGTTCTCTCATAATCTTCCATGCCTTAGCGTCATATGTTGGCACACTAGGAAAAGGTGGCATGTCTTCTTCTTTTACTTCTTGTGTAAATTTTAAATGCGACCTATGTAATATTGCACGACCTACTTCATGTTGTGCCATTGTATGACCTACTGATACTACATGAACATCTTTATCAGGAAATGCCATTTGCAATCCTCTTGTTAATGTACCACTAGAACCTACTGACCACACTTCACTTATGCTAATGTTATAATCTGTCTCTATTGTTTTTGCTAAATCTCTTATATCTTCTCGCACTCTGTTATCATCTAAACCTAATTGTAGTAATCTTCTATTTACAGGGTCTTCATTGTAATAATCTAATGCTCTTTTCTTTGTAACTTGCAACATACCATTAGGTACCCAACGAATATCAGCACCATAATCTAATGCTTTCTTTTGATACTCATGTAAGTTTTCCATGTTTCTTTTTGCCATAAAGAATGTTGCCTTGGCACCATATGCTTTTGCTTGAAGTGTGATTGACATTTGGGCATACCCATTTGCTGGACACCCACCATATACAAATTCATTTGCACCCTCTGACATTTCTTCACGAATCAGTCTATCTGCAAATCTTCTTTTAGAACCACCTTCTAATAGGTCATCACGAACAACATAAAATCCTTCATGTTCTTCTATTACTAGTTTTGGAAATTCATACTCTTTCATTTGTATTTAAAAACATACTTTGACCATAGGTAACTTCTTGTAATACCTACGACTGTAAATATAGCTGCAAGATGAATCATTGCCCACACATCAATGTATATACCATAATATGGAAATATTGTTAATTGTATTATAATAGAAAGTATTAATCCACTTCCTATATCTAAGCTTCTATGTATTAAATGTTTTGTGTTTGTCATAATCTAAAAATATAATTTAACTACTATTGCAAGTACACATGCTAGTATTATCAATTCTACTACACTTACTTCGGGTCGTAAATATTTTGTTCTAATATGTAACCAATTTGTAAGTCTATCATATGCACTAGGATTGTTATGTATGTAAATAACAAAAAAGAATATTACAAATAATGGTATACTAAGAATTAGCATTTATTCTTCTTGAATACTCATTCATTTTTTTACCTGCTTTTTTAAATGCTCTTTCTAATTTAAGTTGGCTTGCATGTTCTGTAAAGTTTCTACCAAGTATGTGGTCATATTCATGTTGAAATGCCCTACTCATCATACCATCTAAGTTTGCCTCTTTTAAATCACCATTCTCATCTTCATATTTTACCACGACTTTTCTAGGTCTTTTTAAAGGTAAAAATACAAAGGGAAATGTTAGACAACCCTCTGTCATGAGAATCTTCTCATCACTTGTAGACACTATTATAGGATTAAAACAATGAATTGTCAAGCCTGATTCAACTTGTGGGTGGCCGCCAATAACGAAATAATTAAAGGGTAGACCTACTTGATTACAGGTTAAACCTATACCACCATACTTTTTCATGGTATCATACATTTTTTCAGATAATTCTTTTCTATCTTTAAATCCTTCATCTGCCAACATATCATCACTAAAAGGTGCAATCGCACTTTGTACTCTTGGGTCTGATGGTGGTAGCAATTCTAATTCTTTATTTTTTTCTAAACTGCCTATGTCTACTTCATTTGTCATTCTGCACCTCTACTAAGTTTATATTTAATACTATTCTTCTATCAAAATTTACAGGTTTACTACTAGCATGATAGATATTCCCCTCAAACATTACTGCTGAATTTTCTTTAGGTATATTTTGTTCTTTTGGATTATTTTCATTATCATAAAAACATGTAGGACCATCAGTACTATTTAAGTAAAATAAAATAACTTTATGTTCTTCTGTAGAATCAACATGTGAGTTATTTGTTAGAGGAGTGCCAATATTAGTGGTCATACCCCACCTTAAACGAATCACTTCATATTCATGAAGTTTAAATTTATCTTTCATTATATTTGCTATTTGTAAAGTTTTATCATTATACCAAGAATTAGCTTCTTTATTTCTCATTGTAGTATGATGAAATGAATATGTTCTGTTTCTATTACTATCTGGTACATTTCCATGTGCTGAGTTCCACAAATAATACCAAGGAAAATTAAATGAAGTAACTTCTGAAAATACTTCTTTAAAAAGTTTTTTAGGTAATATATTTTCTTTTCTTTTAAACATCTTCTAGTTTTGTAAAGTTGTGTTCTTTGTCAAACTTAATTATATTTGTAAACTTATCAAATAGTATATCACCTTTGTGCGATATGATAAAGACATTTTCGTTTGACATTGTTCCTATGATTTTAAAAAAGTCTTCTGTACCTTGTCCGTCTAGACTACTATCAAATATTTCATCTAATATTAATAGATTTGTATTGGCACTATTTTTCATTTTTGCAATTGCACGCCAGGTAAAGACTAATGCTAAATCTATTCTCATTTTTTCACCTTCACTAAAACTATTATAATTAAAAGTGTCTCTATGTCTACTCTTAACTGTCTCATTAAATTCTTCATCTAATGTAAATGATACAAAGAAATCCATTGATTGTAAAAACTTGTTTATCAATTGATTCATAATAGGTAAATACTTTCTAATAATTTTAGACCTTGCACCCTTATCAGATAATATTTCTCTGACTACATCTACATAATCTTTTTCTTCTTCCACCTTTTTTAAATCTTCTGATAATTGGTCTAAGTCTGTTTTTAATGTTTCTAATTGTTTTTCCAAATCTTCTACAGATTCTCCACTTTGTACATCTAATTCAACTTCATCTGAGTGTTTTTTAATGCCTTCTAGTGAAGTATTGATTTTAGTTATATCAATATTTAATTGTTGTATCTTTTTAGATACAGCATCCATTTCTGTCAATTGTGTTTCTACTTTTGTAACTTCACCCAATAAATCTTTTAGTCCTGATTGTAATTTAGTTATAGTTTCTTTTTCTTCTTCTGCCTTTTTAGATTTTAAGTCTGAAGGTATTTTTTGTGTGCATGTAGGACATTCATCATGAGTTTCAAAAAATGATAATGTCTGTTTATGAGATTCTAAATTGTTTTCTATTTTAGATTCTAATTTGGATAATTGTTTTGATTTTTTATCAACTTCAGGTTTTGATTTTAAGATTTCTTGTTGTTTTGCGATATCTTCATTCAATTTCTGTAATTCTTGTCTATACTTTCTATCTGCCTCTTGATTTTGTTCAATTTTTAAACGATATCGTTCCTCGGTGGCGCTAGTGCGTGTTTTTAACGACTTTAGATGTTCGCCTTGTAATGATACCTTTTGTTCTATTAAATCACGATTATGGCGAACCTCGGTAACTTTTTTTGCCAATTCTCCCTGTTTACTTCGTAAAATCAGGTCCATTTGTGTAAAAACCTTAATATCAAGAATTTCTTCAACTACATCTCTCCTGTATCGTGCTTTCATCTTCATAAAGGGTTCGTAAGATGAGGAACCTAATAATACGACTTGAATAAAAGAACGATAATTCAATTTCATAATATTTTGTTCTAGATATTTTTGATAATCTATTGTAGAAGCATCCTGATTTATTAATTGGTCATTTTTATAGATTTCAAACTTATTAGGTTTGATACTTCTAACTACTCTATAATTAATTGTGCCTACTGAAAATTCTATTTGAACTTTACAATCACTACCATTTATTGTATTCACCATTTGTTCTTTTTTAATAATTCTAAATGGTCTATTAAACAATACAAAACAGAGAGCATCCAATAGAGTAGATTTGCCTGAACCATTTTTACCTATAATTAGATTTGTTGGATGTCTGTTCAGTTTGATTTCTATAGGTGTATTACCAGTAGACAAGAAATTTTGCCATGATATAGTTTTAAAGTGTATCACTCTTGTGCCTCTTTATATAAACTATTAATAAAATCTTTCAACTTACCTCTATCTAAATCTGTGTCTATTTGTTCTACATAGTTACCTAAGAATGTAAGTGTATCTTCACCTTGGTCTAATATATCTTCTCTAACTGAAGCTGTAATATCAGATGTATCTTCATCTATAATATTTAATTCATGTAGGTCTATTTCTGTATGTAAACGATTAACATACTTGTCAAACTTTTCTTCATTGTTTTTATTGACTACAAATAGTTTAACAAATGATTTATTATATATTGATATATCTTCTTCGGCATAGTTTGTTTTCTTATCATCATAGTATATCTTCTTAAATATTGTGATAGGATTAGGTACTCTGGTCAATTCTCTTGTCTCAGTATCGAACACATGAAACCCTTTAGGACATTCATAATCATTCCATGTTATTTGATACTGTGTGCCACAATAGAATATCTGGCCATCATCTGACTTTTTATGAAAATGACCAGAGATAACTTTTTCAAATCTCTTAAATAAATTCTTTTCTAAACCATGGTCGTTATAATGACCTTTATGCATTTCAAAACCTTTTACTTCTAAATGCCCCATACATATCTGTGCTTGTGATTCAGAAATTGTTTTGATAGATTCATCATAGATATCATCACATATCCATGGCACTAATAATATAGGCAGTTTACCAAATGTAACTGTTTTAGGTTTCTCATATATCCAAGGTTCAAACTTACCATCAAATGTGGTAATCAATTGTTTCATTGCATTTACTTTGTTTGTGTTCTTATAATATGTGTCATGATTACCCAATATAATATGAGTATCAATTTTCATATCCCACAATCTTTTCCAAAACTTCTCTTGAAAGTTATGTGCAATTTTATAATTGATAAATTTTCTTCTATCAACAACATCACCTAAGTGAACTAGGTGTTTGATATTATTTTCCTTTAGATATGGAAAAAATAATTCATCATAAAATCTATTCTGATATTCCATAAAATGAGGACTATCATTACGACAACCGAAATGGGTATCGTTCAAAAGTGCAATTTTCATATTATCATTCTATAAACTTATCTAGTTTACCTTTTCTTTTTCTAGTAGTTTTTTTCTTAATCACAGGTACATCATCAGTAGTAGCGTTTCTTTGTAAGAACTCACTAAACTGATTTCTAAATTGTCTATCTTCACCATCATTCAAAGTCATATCATCATAGTTTCCTTCCATGATTAATCTATTCTTAATTGTAGTTTGTTTCTTTTCTTTTTGTATTCTACGAATAAATGCATAATAGATTATCTGTGTAAAGTATGCGAAAGGATTGTTTGATTTTTCAGGATTGAAATTGTCAAGATATTGCAAACAGTTTTCTATACCATCAGAAATCATATCATCTCTAAATGTATAGTTAATAAAGTTTGGTCTGTAAGATAAGTGATTTGCAATCTTTAAAAAGCACTCACCTATATAGTTTGAAACAGGTGGTTTATCTTCACCTGATTCTTCAGCGTCCGTACAGAGTTTTCTATATTCGGTCATAGCCGCTAGAAACTCTTTATTGTTCACATAATGTTCTTTCTTTTTAT